TTTGTTAAAGGCCTAGAGGCCAGCACTATCACTTTAGACTTTTTAAGCGATACAGCTGCAGCAAACGTAAACGCTACTTTGCAAGCTGCCTGGGGTACAACAGTAGCCCTGACACTAAAGCAAACAAACGCTGCTACATCTGCAACTAATCCGCTATACAGCACTACTGTTTTGGTCAATAACACCACAGACATTAACGGCGCTGTGGCAGATATTGCTACACAGAGCATTACATTTACTTGTAACTCACCAATCGTAATTACAACAAGCTGAGAATAAAGAAAAGGGGCTAACACAATGGCAAAACTCAAAATAACAAGGGCTGACGGTACGGTGTCTGAGCATCAGATAACGCCACGTATTGAGTGGGCCTTTGAGTTGTACGCAAAGGCAGGATTTCACAAAGTTTTTAGAACTGAAGAACGCCAAACAGATGTCTACTGGTTGGCCTGGGAGTGTCTCAGGTCAGCTGGCGTTGAAGTGCCTGTTTTTGGAGCGTTATTTTTAGATACCTTAACTAAGGTTGAAGTATTGGACGATGACCCTTCGCAATAGTGGGGCGCGGTAGTTTTGGTTACCTGGTTGCACAGCTAGCCGTAGAAACGGGTATCGCGCCCCAGTATTTACTAGACCTTGATGCAGATATGTTTAAGAATATGTTAAAAGTATTACACGATAGAGCTAAGGAGCAACAAAATGCCAACAGAGCTAGAAGGGGCCGTACAGCTCCGCGTAGCCCTTAAGCGTTTTGCACCTGACCTATCTAAGGCAACACAGACTGAGATGGCAGCGGCCTTAAAGACTGTTACAAGTGTGGCTAGAGGATATGTACCTAGCGATGGTCAGGTGTTATCAGGATGGACTAAAAACCTATCAGGTGCAGATAACTTTGTTTATCGGCCATTTCCTAAGTTTAGTTCACTAGCTGCTAAAGCCGGTATTACTTATTCAACCTCACCATCTAAACCTAATAAAAACGGCTTTGTGGCTTTAGCTCGCATACTTAATAAATCCGCTGCCGGCGCCATTTATGAAACTGCAGGGCGTAAAAATGCACAGGGCCAGCCAAACTTTAAGCCTGCTAGCGTTGTTTATCGCACAGGCGGTAATGGGCCTGGGGATTTTCAGATTAACTATTATAAAGAAAAAGCCAGCGGTACGCATAAAGGTTATAACAACTCACTTAACCCTAAAGCGGGTAAACAGTTTATAGATAACCTCAACAGTACAGGCCAGCTAGTTAATGCCCGCCCTAAAGGTTTAGTAGGTAGCCCAGGGCGCAAACTTACTGGCCGCTTAATATTTAGAGCCTGGGCAGAGGATAACGGGCGCGCTAATGCTGCAGTTATTAAAGCTCTTGAAAATGCCTCAAAAATGTTTTATGAGAATACAAGGAGAGCTGCCTAATGGCTACCGATTTAGTCGTAAATATAGCCAGTCAATTCTTAGGTAAAAAGGCTTTTCTTGATGCTGACAAAGCTACTAAAAAACTTACAGGTAGCGTTAAAACTTTAGGCCGTATATTAGGCGTGAGCCTTAGCGCCGCGGCTGTTTTGGCCTATGGCAAGGCATCGGTAAAAGCAGCTAGTGAAGATATTAAAGCCCAAAAACTACTAGCTAACAGCCTTAAAAATGTTGGCTTAGCTTATGCAACTGTTGATGTTGAAGGTTTTATAAACAAGATGCAAAGCCAAACGGGTGTGCTTGATGATTTTTTGAGGCCGGCCTTTGCAAAGTTGGCGGGAGTAACAGGTTCAGTATCTAAAACTCAGGAGCTTATGGCTCTTGCTTTTGATGTATCTAGTGGCTCATCTTTAGATTATGCCTCCGCTGTTGACCTATTAAGCCAGGCATATGTAGGCAATACAAAAGGATTAAAGCAACTTAATTTAGGACTTACACAGGCCGAGATTAAGGCTATGTCGTTTGACGAGGTTATGGCATTACTGAATGAGCGTTTTGCTGGCTCAGGTAAGGCAGCCATTGATACTTACGCAGGGCAGATGTCTTTACTTGCAGCTGCATCATCTAATGCTTCAGAGATTATTGGCACAAGTTTATTAGGCGCTATTGACTCACTAACGGGTAGTGACGGCATAGCCAATGTAGGCACAGATATAGAAAACGCGGCTAAGTCTTTATCTAATTTTATTGATAGCGTTGTTTACCTTAAAGAGCAGATAGCAAGCATTCCAGGGGCAGGCATAGTTAAAGGCGCTATTGGTTTGGTTGGCAACGTATTGGGCCGCTTTAGCCCGCAACGTGCAGCTGAGTTACTTAAAGAGATTAAAGGCCCACAGCCATTTAGCCAGCCAATGTCTTTAGCCAATCAAGACACAGGCCGGGCTAACCTGGCAGCTCAAAAGGCGGCAGAGTTAGCTGCTATTAAGCGTAATAAAGAGCTAGCGGCTTTAGCTAAATCTCAGGCAAAAAGCGCCAAAGATACCCTTAAAGCAAAACAAGAGCAGGCTAAATTAGACAAGGCTACAGCTGCAGGCCAATTAGCATTAAACAAGGGTGCAGATGTTTTTGACATAGAAAAAATCCAACTTAATGCAGCTCTAATAGGTCAGGCTGAGGCCTTAGGTAAGGCAACAACCGGCGCGCAAGTACTGGCTATTGCTAACGATGTACAGAGGTTAAAAGTTAAGCAAGATATGTTGGTTTTAGAGGATGCAATAGCATCTAAAGATGTAGCCCGTATTGAGTCTGCTACTAAGCAACTTAATGAGGACTTAAAAATCCTGGGTACCTTGCAGAGCCAAAACTTTACTTTACTAGGCATTAAGACAATTTTGGATAACCTAAAACCTAAAGAACTTATAGACCAAGAAAACCTTAATATGGCTTTAGACAAGATACGCGAGATATTAAGGCTTTTGGCGCAGGCAGGTGCAACACCTAGCACTAAACCTAGCTCAGGCATCCCTACGGGCGATTACGTTGCCCCTGTAGTTTTTGACCCTAACACGTCTATAGATGCGGTTATAGAATATGCCGATGCTGCAACTGAGCGCGCTACCGCTTTTGCTATATTACAAGAGCAAGAAAACTATGCGGCTTATTTATCTCTTATTGAGTTTCAGAAAAAACTAGGAGACTTTGGCGGTTATAGCGCCGATATGAACAGAGGCGCGGGCTATGGCTCAGGCTCAACTGTGATTGTTGAAATTGTAGATAAGACAAGCGGCCTTATTGAGGTAGTACAAAATGCCGTACAGGAAAATAACAGGTTTGGGAATAACCTAAGCTACGCCGGGGCAATATGACAATCCCAGTAATTAACGCCGTTATTAACTTTAGCACCGGGCCTAGTTTTGCTCAGGCTATGATTTTGGATAGCGGTATATTGGGTACTAATGTTTTAGCAGATGCAGCTAGTGTTATTGTAGATGTCTCTAACGTAGTAGATAGTATTGAGACAAAGCGGGGGCGTAATCCTCAGGCTGACCAATTTCAAACAGGCACTCTTACTATGCGTATAGTTGACCAAAATGGAGATTTTAACCCTCAAAATGCTAGCGGGCCTTATTACAACCTTTTAACGCCAATGCGTAAAGTACAAATTACGGCTACTTACGGTGCAACTACCTACCCTATGTTTGCAGGCTTTATTACAAGCTATACAACTAGCACACCTAAAAACGCTACCGATGTGGTTTATACCACTATCACAGCTGTAGATGCTTTTAGACTCGCACAAAATGCACAGATAAGTACGGTAACAGGTGCCGCTGCTGGCGATTTATCGGGCACACGCATTAACCAAATCTTAGACCAAATTGCTTGGCCTACCTCTATGCGTGACGTAGATGCGGGTTTAACCACAATGCAAAATGACCCAGGCACAGCCCGCACAAGCCTTGCAGCTATGCAAACCGTAGAGACTAGTGAGTATGGGGCTTTATATGTAGATGCCGCTGGCTCGTTTGTCTTTCAAGACCGCTCGGTGACGGCTGGAAGTACTGGCCTTACGCCCGTAATATTTAACGATGATGGTTCAGCAATTACTTACTTTAACGCGGTGTGGCGCCTTGACGATACTTTAGTTTACAACTCAGCCATTATTACCCGCACGGGTGGCACGGCCCAGGTAGCCATAAACCAACCCAGCATAGATAAATACTTTGTGCATAGTTACAACCAACAAAACCTGCTAATGCAAACCGATGCTGTGGCCCTGGACTATGCACAAGCATACGTAGCATCTAGGGCTGAAACAAGCGTAAGGTGCGATGCTATTCAGTTAGACCTTTATACCGATAACTACACAGCTGGCACCGTTGCAGCTTTGGATTTAGATTATTTTGACCCGGTTACTATTACAACTAACCAACCTGGGGCCTCAACCCTTACCAAAACTTTACAAGTGTTTGGCGTAGCGCATAGCGTTAGTCCTAACAGTTGGAAAACAACACTAACCACGCTAGAGCCGATTTTGGACGGCTTTTTGCTAGACTCATCTATATACGGCATACTTGACCAGGGCGTTTTGAGTTACTAAGGGGGAAAATGGCAAAGCAAACTTTCACAACCGGTCAGGTATTGACGGCTGCGCAGATGACTGCGCTACAGGCTAATGATTACAACTGGACGGTGAGCGCAAAAACTGCCAATTATGTACTCGTTGCTGCCGATGCGGGTACTCGTATTACAATGAGTAACGCTGGCGCTACAACTATCACAGTAAACACAGCTTTGTTTACAGCCGGAGATACTTTAACTATTACTAATATCGGCGCTGGAGCTTGCACAATTACCGCAGGTACGGCAACAGTATCTACGGCTGGCTCGCTTGTACTTAATCAATATGACAGCGGCACTCTTTACTTCTCTAGCACTAGCGCAGCTATATGGAATGGTGCTAACCCTGGAGATATCACAGGCGTTACAGCTGGCACAGGTATTAGCGGCGGCGGAACAAGCGGCACGGTAACTATCACTAACTCTATGGCTACAGAGATTACTGCAGCTGGAGATATTATCGTAGGCACAGGCTCAGGTACTTTTGATAATTTACCTATTGGTACAACGGCGCAGGTATTAACGGCAGATACAACAGTTAGTCCTTATAAAGTAAAATGGGCTACACCTGCTGGCTCAAGCGGTGCAGTTACTCAAATCACAGACACTACTTTAAGCAGCGCAACAGCAGACATTACCTTTAGCAGCATTCCATCAACTTACAATCATCTAATGATTATTATCAGCGGTCGTTGTTCTAGTGCTTCAGTTAATGGAACAGACTTACTTGTTCAATTAAACTCGGATACTGGTGTAAATTACAGACACGCAAGAAACACTAAATATGGCACCGCTGGCGCAACTGTAACTATTGAGGGCGGCAGTAATTTTTCTAGTATGAGTCTGGGAAATCTTTGGGGCGGTACTGCTAGTTCTAATACAATCGCTTCCGCTCAAATGATTTTTCCAAATTACAAAGGAACAACCTTAACAAAAAGTATGATATTCAATGGTGCTGCTATGACAGATGCTCCAGGTGCTGGCTCAGGTTATGGCCAATGGATAAACTTTTCAGCAGTCACAACAATTAAGATTTTCTCCAGTGGTGGAAATCTTGACACAGGTACTCGCGCAACACTTTACGGATGGACATAATAATGGAATCATTGAATATCAATTGTGAAACAGGCGAAGAAACTCGCATTGCTTTGACTAAAGAACAACTGGCCGAGGTTGCAAAACTTGCTGACGATGCTGCAAAAGAGGAAGCAAAACGCGAGCAAGTAGCAGCCGACAAAGCAGCGTTATTAGCCAAACTGGGCATAACTGCCGATGAGGCAAAGTTACTGCTTTCATAGTGGAACACTTGACTGAGAAAGTAACTAAGGATGCAGACTAGCTACAACGGGTGGCCAGCATCTAAGGAGCAGGCCGAGATAGGCATAAAAGCCTACAAGGTAGAGGGCACAAGCCTTAAGCTGCGTTGCGCCGAAAAGGTAGCGCCGTTGCTCATTAACTTTGCTAAAGAGTTTAACGAGCTAATAGAGCCGCTAGAGGGCGGGGCACTAGATGACTGGGGCTATTGTTACCGAATGGTGCGAGGCACTACCGACAAGATTAGTAACCATAGTAGCGGCACAGCTATAGACCTAAACGCCTCTAAGCATCCTTTAGGCAAGGTTGGCACGTTTGAGGTTGGCAAAATACCAATGATTAGAGCTTTAGCTAAAAAGTATGGCCTCATTTGGGGCGGAGATTACAAGAACCGTAAAGACGAGATGCATTTTGAAATAGCACTAAGCCCTGAAAAGGTCAGGGCGTTAATAACAAAGTTAGGATTAGAAAATGCCAACTAGCGCACAGGTAAGCGTAGGCGTAACTGCCACAGTATTAATAGCTGCAACAGGTTTTGACCAAACCGTATGGTTACATAACTCAGGCGGCGGTGTGGTTTATATTGGAGCTGCCAACGTTTCTACTACAAACGGTTATAAGCTAGACAATGGCGATAAAATGGAGTTACCTGTAGGCGATAATGAGGGCCTTTACGGCGTTACCGCATCGGGCACTAACACGGTGTGCGTACTCAAACAAATCAACTAAGGGCAGAAAAGAGCTAATCAATGAATAAAAAAACAATTACGGCTGCCCTGTACTCCTATGGGCGTGCCGCACTAGCTAGCGTAGCCGCGCTCTATATGTCAGGTATTACTGACCCTAAAGTATTGGCTAACGCCCTTGTAGCAAGTCTTATAGCCCCTATTCTTAAGGGCATTGACCCTAAAGAAAAGCAGTTTGGCTTAGGCGCTAAGTAATGTCTCAGGCCCAGTCGTATGTAGCGTTGTTATTGGGGATAGCTACGCTAGGTGGCCTAGCGGCTGGGCTTGTTCGCCATTTGGTTAAATACTATTTATCTGAGTTACGACCGGACAGTAACGGGGGCCATAACCTAAGGGGCCGAGTTGACCGTATAGAGCAGCGCGTTGACAAAATTTACGAAATGTTGCTAGAGGATAGACTCAGTAAATAGGGCGTGTCGTATTGCCTTTTGTCGGTGGGTGCAGTCATACTTTTACTACACACGCCGAGAGGGCTACTCGGATAAGTAGCGCATCGGCCTTAACAAAGGGCGAAAAATGAACAGTTTGGACTTTATAGTAGTTGGTACGCTGGCTCTACTTATGGGCCTATTTATTTATGCAGCTTATGAGATGGGCTACAAAGTCGGCTTAGGTGAAGGTTACCTACGTGGCCGTAACATCGCTAAGGCACTACGCGAAAGCGAGGCCGCTAAGTGAGTAACTTTCTTGAAGGATACGAGGACGTTAACGCCAGGATTATCAGAGCGCGTAGCGAGTACCCAACCTTGCGCCTAGTTGCCTATATTGAAGATATAGATATAACAAAAGGTTATATTCTTGTTAAGGGTGAAGCTTACAAAAATTACGAGGATGAAAAACCTAGCGCTGTAGATTATGCTTTTGAGATGCGCTCTGACCGGGGCGTAAATCTTCATTTTTGGGTAGAAAATGCGATAACGAGCTGTTATGGAAGAGTTATAGGCTTGCTCACACCTGGCGGTATTGCTCGCAGTACTAAACAGGATATGGAAAAGGTAGAAGCTTTATCAGCCGCAGATGTTAGACCAGTCAGCGAAGATTTATGGGCTACCACACCTGTAGCACAGACCATTGAGGCAGTTAAAAACGAGCTAGGTGGTATTTACCTGCAAGGCAAACCTGAGTGCAAACACGGCGCCCGTATTTGGAAAACCGGGACTAGCTCGAAAACGGGGCGTGACTGGGGCAATTACAGTTGTATAGAAAAAAGTAAAGCCACACAATGCGAGCCAATTTGGTATATGCAGACATCTACAGGATGGGCGCCTCAGGTATGACAAAAAAGCGCCTTATAAATATTCTTGTAATTACTCAATGCCTTTTAGGTATTTTAATGATTATATTGGTGACACGATGAGCGACCAATACGAGCTAATTAACCTGCAAGCTATGACTGGCAAACTATTTATAGAAGGTGAGCTAGCAGCTGAGTACAAGGTGGAACAATGCGATAAATGCGCGATGATTACTCAGTTAGACCAATTTGGCTATCAAAAGTCAGACCCCGTTGAAAACGTTATATGGTTTTGTAAAGGTTGCCGATGATAGAAAACGAGCAAGAGCTGTTTAATTATATTAAAGGTTGGTACCTGAGCGACTTAGAAAAGAGCGCTGACCAATACGATTACCACGACTGCACTAGCACCATATACAGGCTACATATAGAGCTTAAATGCAGGCATAAACACTATGACGAGCTTATCCTGGAGCGTGAGAAGTACGAGGCCCTAACGCAACAGGCCGAGCGCCTGGGCTTTACGCCGTTTTATGTTAATGCCACTCCTAAGGGCATCTATGCCTTTAATCTAAAGAAAACTAAGGTAACCTGGACCGTTAAAAAACTGCCTGCTAAAACAGAGTTTGACGATAGGGGCCAGGTTGATAAGACCGTGGCCCTTTTGCCTATCTCCGAGGCGGTGCAGTTATGAGTAAATCAATACGCTTTGACTGTCGCAGTTGTAAAAAGATAACTGAGCAGATAGAGCGCATAGTTACCGATAACCTACCGCCTAACGTAAAAGTTTTACAATGCAAGGTATGTAGCAAGATGAGCGTATGTCTATTGGTCACTTATGCCGATGTATGAGTATGAGTGTATTAGCTGCTCTATGCGGGTAGAGCTATCTCGCTCAGTACACGATGAGACCGAGCCGTTATGCTGTGGCGTATCTATGAGGCAGATATACGGCTCAATAGGTGCCATATTTAAGGGTACTGGATGGGGTAAAGATGCTTAATAGTTATCCACAGGTGTTATCCACAGGCACTAATAGCTGTGTAAACACGCCCAACGCTACGCTCAAAGTTGCGCCCTATTTGACAATGCCTGTAGCATCAACACTCGCTGGCGAGCCGCTGAGGCGGATAGCTCGCAGGCGCAGTTTGGTGCTTACGGCCGTTCTATGTGTAATGGGGATTACGCCTGCATATGGATACAACCCAAACATAGAGAGCTATAAACTATATGCTCATATGAAGTTACTTAATGATAAGCAATATAGATGCTTAGTCACTCTATGGAATCTAGAGAGTAGATGGAATCCTAAGGCCAATAACCCTAAGAGTAGTGCGTATGGAATACCACAACTACTTAAGATGACTGAGACTAATCCATATAAACAGATAGACTTAGGCATTAAATATATTACTCATCATAAGATTTATAAGGGTGATACTTGTAAAGCGTTAGATAGACATAAAAGGTTAGGGCATTACTAGTGAGTACTAGACGTGGTGACCCACGTTCTCAGCGTAAGTACAAGCTGGTCAGGTTGCAGGTGTTGGCTCGCGATAACAACACGTGCTTTTATTGCAACGCTGAGGCAGATACGGTTGACCACATTGTGCCAGTATCTAAGAGCGATGATAAGTCTGAGGCGTACAACCCCAACAACTTAGTAGCTTGTTGCAAGCGTTGTAACAGCTCTCGCGGTAATAGGTCACAGGCGGCTTTTTTAGCCAGGACTGCTACCCCCCCTGTCTTTTCAGTCCATCCGTCCCCGATGCAGTCCGAGACGATGCTGGACAGTCCGTTTAAGACCCGACCCAATCCGAGTCAATGACAGATAAACCCAAGAAGTCCAAGGCGGTGCGAGGGGCAACGAAGCCGAGGCTTCACAGTCCACTTCTCAAAGGCGAAAACAAGCTGCAAGATGTAAAAGACTTATGTGACATAGTTAAGATCCCTTTATTGCCATGGCAAGAGTTTGTGCTCAAGGACATGCTGACTGTGGACAAAAAAGGCAACTGGATTCGTAAGACAAACCTGATTCTCGTAGCCAGACAGAATGGCAAAACCCACCTAGCGCGTATGTTGATCCTTGCTCATTTGATTAAGTGGGAAACCAATGTCCTGATAATGTCCTCTAACAGGTCTATGGCTCTGGACACCTTTAGACAAATCACTAACTTATTGGAGACAAATGACCACCTTAAAGGGTTCGTTAAACAGATCAGACACGCTAACGGCACAGAGTCTATTGAGATGCTCTCTGGAGCGCGCCTTGATGTCGTTGCAGCTACTAGAGATGGATCTCGTGGACGAAGTGTCAACGGGTTACTTTACATCGATGAAATCCGAGAGATCACAGAGGATGGATTCAGAGCAGCTACTCCTACTACTAGAGCTCACCCAAATAGTCAGACGCTTCTTACCTCGAATGCAGGAGATGCATTCTCAACTGTTCTCAACGATCTCAGAGAACGAGCTATCGACTACCCTCCCAAATCATTCGGATTCTACGAATACTCAGCCCCTCAATACTGCAAAATAACTGATCGAAATGCATGGGCTTTGGCTAACCCCTCTTTGGGCTACACCATCACAGAGGAAGCGATTGACG